CGTTCAGACTTTACTACAACATGAACGGCAACGAGACTAGCGGATGGAGCTACATAAAGGACGACATCTACATACTAGACTACGAACAGATCTATCTATACAAGAAAGAAGGTGCTGGCTGGATGGCTACGTACCCTTACTGCTTCATTAAGCCACAACAGAACGATAACTCGACGACTGTTCTTAACCACTACGTCGAGAAGAACTTGTACGGCACAGTTGAGTTCAAGCCTGAAGAGGTTGACACTGTAGACGTTGGGGACGAGATATCGTTCAAGCCAGGGTCAGAGTACGAGTTCAAGATAGACGGAGACAAGCTATACAGAGTAAAAATAAACAACATATGTCTGAAGATTTAAAGGACAAGAAGAATAGGGTGCTAGTCGCTGCCGAGAAGGCTGTCGATGAGTTAATCAAGGTCCTTGAGATGCCCATACTTACGTCTAGTGAGGAAGACTTGACGGCAGACAAGATGAAGAACGCTGCGTCGGCTAAGAGGTTAGCCTACGAGGACGCAATATACATGCTTGAAAAGATAGAGTCAGAGAGGAACAAGCTAGACATAGGCATCATACCAGTTGTTACGCTTGGGGCTAATGGATTTGCTGAGGGTAAGATCAAGAAGAATGGAAGATAAGTACGCACTATATAGGATACTGGACGACCACATCTCAGCCCAGACTATCAGACAGAAGAACAAGGCTAGGTCATGGAAGTACGGCTACGACAAGGATTATGACGTGGTTGTAATATCTAAGACTGGTGAGATCGGTCAGGTATACGAGATAGAGGGACTTATAATAGCCCTGCCTAAGGTATCGGATAATATAGAGTCAGTCAACAATAAGTGGATAGCGTCAGAGTACCCGAAGGAACTCCAACGCATCAAGACGTTCTTCGACTGGAATAGGTTCGACAACGAGTTCAAGTCTAAGTACGTTGACTACATCGAGGAGGAGTTTGATAGGAGAGACAAGGGCTACTGGTTCGTTAACAACGGCAAGCCAACATACATAACTGGCAATCACTACATGTACTTGCAGTGGTCTAAGATTGATATTGGGCTTCCAGATTTTCGTGAGGCTAATAGGATATTCTACATACACTGGGCTGCATGTGTAGCTGACAGTAGGTCGTTCGGTCAGTGCTACCTAAAGAACAGACGTTCTGGGTTCTCGTTCATGTCATCCGCAGAGATATCAGATACGGCAACGCTATCAAGGAACTCAAAGTTGGGTATACAGTCCAAGTCTGGATCTGATGCCAAGACAATGTTTACTGACAAGATAGTTCCAATCGTTAACAACTACCCGTTCTTCTTCAAGCCACTTCGAGATGGTATGGACGCACCAAAGACTGAGATATCGTTCAGACTTCCAGCGTCTAAGATAACCAAGAAGAACATGAACGAGGAGAACACCGAGTCTATGGAGGGGTTGGATACGATTATTGACTGGAAGAACACAGCGGACAACTCTTACGATGGTGAGAAGCTACTAAGACTAATCGAGGACGAGGCTGGTAAGGTCGAGAAGCCTAACAACATACTTAACGGATGGCGAGTTAGGAAGACGTGCCTCCGTCTAGGTAGTAAGATTATTGGTAAGTGCATGATGGGATCAACCTCTAACGCACTTGCAAAGGGTGGTGAGAACTACAAGAAGATGTTCAACGACTCTAACGTTAACATGCGCTCCAAGAACGGTCAGACCAAGAGCGGGCTGTACAGCTTGTTTATCCCTATGGAGTGGAACTTCGAGGGTTACATCGACGAGTTCGGGTTCCCAGTGTTCGAGGACCCTAAGAAGCCAGTGCTTGGTATCGACGGAGAGATGATCGACATTGGAGTTATTACCTACTGGGAGAATGAGGTGTCAGCACTTAAGAACGACCCAGACGCATTGAATGAGTTCTACAGACAGTTTCCTAGGACAACGTCTCATGCGTTCAGGGACGAGTCTAAGCAGTCTTTATTCAACCTAACGAAGATATACCAGCAGATCGACCATAACGAGTCTCTAATCAAGGATAGGGTGCTAACAAGGGGTGGATTCAGTTGGAAGAACGGAGTTGAAGACTCAGAGGTTATATGGACACCAGAGAACAACGGACGATTCTTGGTCTCGTGGATACCACCGACAACACTTAGGAACAAGGTAGTAAAGGACAGACATGGGAACAGACAGCCTGGAAATAAACACCTAGGAGCGTTCGGGTGTGACCCCTACGACATCTCAGGAGTTGTGGGGGGAGGTGGATCTAACGGAGCACTCCATGGCAAGACAAAGTTCCACCTAGAGAGCGAGGCTCCTACTGGGCAGTTCTTTTTAGAGTACGTCACAAGGACACAGACCGCAGAGATATTCTTTGAGGACGTGCTCATGGCTTGCATATTCTACGGCATGCCAATACTTATAGAGAACAACAAGACTAGGCTGCTGTACCACTTCAAGAACAGAGGCTACAGAGCGTTCTCATTAAATAGACCAGACAAGCACGTGTCTAAGCTATCAAAGACCGAGCTAGAGCTAGGTGGAATTCCTAACTCTTCTGAGGATGTAAAGCAGGCGCACGCCTCAGCTATAGGCTCGTACACAGAGGAGAACGTTGGGTATGACTTAGAGGGGACGTACAGAGATCCTGACGAGATGGGTAACATGTACTTCACCAAGACGTTAGAGGATTGGGCTAGGTTCGATATAAATAATCGTACCAAACATGATGCATCCATTAGCTCTGGTTTAGCCATAATGGCTACACGTGAGTACATCGTTAAACAACAAACTGAAAATACGAAAATTTTGCTTAATTTTGCAAGGTATGATAACAGCTCATCAAAAAGTCAATTCAAGCGGCAATGATTAAACCAACAATAAGTGTAAAGAACGTACCATTTCCTAACCAGATGGCATCAGATACAGAGAAGTCATCACCAGAGTATGGGATGGCAGTCGCTCGTGCTATTGAGGGTGAGTGGTTTAAAAAGACAACTGGAAATTCTTGCAGATACTACGACCAAGCTAATGACTTCCATCAGCTAAGACTTTACGCTAGGGGAGAACAGTCGATCCAGAAGTATAAGAACGGAATGGCAGTTGATGGAGACCTATCATACCTAAACCTTGACTGGGCTATCGTGCCTATCGTGCCTAAGTTCGTTGACATCGTTGTCAACGGGATGCAGGATAGGATGTACGCTATCAAGGCAGAGTCACAAGACATTTCGTCAGCAGAGAAGAAGAACCTATTCCAAGAGACTGTAGAAAAAGACATGGTTGCTAAGGACTTCCTTAAGCAATCTAAAGAGCAGTTCGGTGTTGATGCATTCAACGTTCCAGAAGAAGAACTTCCAGCTGACAACGAGGAACTATCGATTTACATGCAGTTGAAGTTCAAACCTAGTGTTGAAATTGCTGAAGAGGTTGCTATCAACACTTTGTTTGAAGTCAACGAGTATGAAGACTCGATAAAGCCAAGAATAAATTACGACATTACTACTATAGGAATAGGTGCTGCAAAGCACTCGTTCTTGCCAGGAGCTGGGGTTCAGCTTGACTACGTTGATCCAGCTCAGTTGGTATATAGTTACACTGAAAAGAATGACTTCTCTGACATCTACTATGTAGGAGAGGTTAAACAGATACACTACACAGAGCTAAGAAAGATTAACCCAAGCATCACAGACGAAGACTTGCAAGAGATTAAGAAGTGGGGTAACGCTTGGTATAACGACTACACTATTATTGGTCAGTTACAAGATGACCCGTTCAACTCAGAGATGATATCCGTTCTATACTTCAACTACAAGACAGACAAGAAGTTTGTATGGAAGAAGAAGTTCCTAGATAACGGTGGAGAGAGAGTAATAAAGAGGGACGACTCGTTCAACCCTCCAACTGACACAGAGGAGAGATTCGAGAGAGTTGAAGCTACGAAGGATGTATGGTACGAGGGTGTACTTGTTCTTGGGTCTAACATGCTTGTTAGCTGGGATTTATGTAAGAACATGGTGCGTCCAGAGGCTGCAAGTCAGAAGGCTGTATGTAACTACGTAATCTCAGCACCTAGGATGTACAAGGGTAGAATTGAGTCTATCGTAAAGAGAATGATTCCGTTCGCTGATCAGATTCAGTTGACACACTTAAAACTACAGCAGGTCCTTTCGAGAGTTGTACCAGACGGTGTATTCATTGATGCTGATGGTGTAAGTGAAGTTGACCTTGGTACTGGATCAGCGTACACGCCACAAGATGCACTGAACCTATTCTTTCAGACTGGTTCGGTTGTAGGACGTAGCTACACTGGAGACGGTGAATTTAATCAGGCACGTGTTCCAATCCAACAGCTTAACAGCTCAAGTGGTCAGAACAAGATGCAGGCACTAATCGGTGCTTACAACTACCAGCTTAATATGATACGTGACGTGACTGGACTAAACGAGGCTAGGGACGCATCTACTCCAAATCCAGACGCACTGGTTGGACTTCAGAAGTTAGCTGCACTAAACAGTAACATCGCAACAAAACATATTTTAGATAGCGGACTATCTATAACTAAGAGACTGGCTACGTGCCTATCACTTAGAATTGCTGACATATTAGAGTACTCAGACTTCAGAGATGAGTTCGCTATGCAGATTGGTAAGTATAACATTGCAATACTTGAGGATATCAAGAACTTGTATCTACACTCGTTCGGTATCTTCATTGAGCTTGAGCCAGACGCTGAAGAGAGAGCACAACTAGAGGCTAACATTCAGATGTCACTTCAACAACAACAGATTGACCTAGAGGACGCAATAGATATCAGGATGGTTAAGAACCTGAAGATGGCTAACGAGATCCTTAAGATTAAGAGAAAGAAGAA